GTTTTTTACTTTATCTATATTGTCTATTTTCATCCTATTTCTCCGTCAGGTATCCGTATCAATTCAATAATATCGCGGTTATAGTAAACTTCGTTCCAGTAGCTTTTAGTTATCATGTTCACCATGTCTTTTGCTTTTCCCGAAGTTTCGTATGTCCCCATGTCCTTCCCCCTAAATTTTACTTGAAACTTGTAACCCTCATCATAGGCAAATCTCTTTTTCATGATCGGTTCCTCCTTATGCCTTCACATAGATCTCATATAAATCATGCTTAATATCCACCATCCCCATAAACTTAATGATGAACCCTAGATGGGTCAGTTCTTTAGCTTGATGTGGTGTGAGTCTCATCATTCGTATTAGTCTCATAACTAACCACCTTTTCCTTTTCTTTAGCTATTCTAATAACAACACCAGTGTATTGACAATACATACATCCGTAACCTTCCTTTGATCTTATTATACCAGGAGTCTTGTTAATGTCAAGCCCAATCTTCCACAGTCATGCTGAACTAACCAAAACACAATACTAAATAACATGGGATGGGTCAAGCTTAATGCCGCCATCTCTGTTATGCCTAGCCCGTTATGGTCATAAGTTAGTTGTCTCATACACACAGTATAATGACAACCCATGACGATATGATGACAACTGAGTGAATTGTGTGTGAATAAAGTATTTTAAAAATATATGTATTGAGTGTCAAGTAGTTTGATGGGTCTATGAAAATAGTTTGCTGATTTTGGTTATATTTTGCCTATTTGGGGTATATATAGTAGAGGGGTACTTTGTGTGACCCAGGTCAAATAATCAAATTAACGCACATTTGTGCCTACTTAGGACTATTGCTCCACAATCACCTACCCCTCACAATTTATAGCAGTCCCTGACAATTGAGACAAGAGAGGAACTTCTAAGCTGGTTTTTATGGGTTTACGATTGCTTACCTCGATCATCCACATGGGTTTTACTGCCCACGCCTTATTTGGTCTCAGTTGTAGCTTGTGAAGAGAAGGCTTTACAAGTCGAATAGGATTAAGACCTTAGAGCTTTCTATTAATATAAGAAACGATATACTTATATGTATGGAGAGTAATAAGAAAAACCCTTATTTAAGATATTAAGTATATGTATATAGATAAGTGTATAGTTAATAAAGGTTATATGAATATAGTATATAGTATAATAGAATTATTTGAAGGTGTAGTAGTAGGCATAGGTATATGTTTTGGTCTTATTATTATGTTTGTCTTGTCATGCTTTGCTATCTTTAAGGACTAGGTTTATAGTTTAGGGTTAAGTGTGAACTGTGGTGTTGGTGCGTTGTGTTGGCGTATTCATTACCACAACACCCCATCCCCACTCAACATAAAAGGAACTAACCAAGGGGAGAGAGGAGAGAGACACAAGTTAACATAGGTTAACCACGATCATCTAGGTTAACATAGGGGAAGAGAGAAGGGAAGGGGAGAGGTATAAGGATTGAGACACATATACTTGACTAGAATAGTCAACAATATGTTAGGAGGGTGAGGGACCGGGGGGATCAACACCTTTGCCGTAGGGAGGGAAGGTTCCACAGCTGATATAAACCTTTATAAAAAGTATTTTTAAACCATTTAAACACGTTTATTCTCCTATAAAACCCTCGACTTTAACGCACGAATTGTAAACACACAGGGCAAGCCTCTAAACTATGCTCATTTTGGCCCTGTTTAATTTAGCCCGTGTAGCTCAATTCGGCAGAGCAGTGGTTTTGTAAACCGAAGGTTAGGGGTTCAACTCCTCTCATGGGCTTTGAATTTAAAATCATGTCGGTATATTGATAAATTGGTCGAAATACCGATAAAAACACGAAAAGGTGGAAAATTGAGCCAGCAAGAACGTAACGAGAAAGACAAGGCCTTATATGGCCACATTTTACCAAGTCCTGATCCAGGCTTCTGCTCCCATTGCCGGAAGGCTATAATCCAAGGTCTTCACAATGTTGTTCTTATAAACGAGAAACCAGAGGTGGTACTGGGCCTAGACGGGAAGGCCCTAGGATCGAAGGCAGCTCCATCAAAGAAACCTAGGGCATATTTCCATGCCCATTGCTTTCAAGAGATTGCTGACGAGCGCAAGATCCCAGGCCGTGTAGAATGCAAGTATTGTGGGATGTTAAGCCTAGCCAAGACGCTCGCCGACGGCTCGCCGAACAGATGCCAATGTAGCTGCCATCAAGGCAAGACCTATTGCAGTATGCTCCTGGTATAAAATTTTATGTCTAAAAAGAAACTATCAGACACACAAATTATAGCGATTAAAGCATCTTATGATCAATATAAGTTGTCTAACTTAACTGCCCAGAAATCTTTAGAGAAGGTTGCTGAGGAGTGGGGTGTGCATTGGCAGACGATTAGAAAGGTTATTGTAACAAAGAATGATCATTTAGACCCCAAACTAACCAAAGACATCAAAGACCGGCAGGCCATTCAAATTGACGAGATTGTGGAGAAACTGTTGTCCCATACGAATCGGGACGAGGTTATTAAGAGACTCTCGGGGGCGCAGTCTACAATGGCTATATGCCAGTTGATTGACAAGGCCCTCAAACTACGTGGGGAAGACATCACAAAGATTGAAATTAAAGAGGTTGGGGAGAAGGTTGCTAAGAGGCTCGAAGAACTTAAAGGCATGAGAGAAGCTTTAAAGAAGTCTATGGTTGTTCCCGAGAATCCAGGGGACAATTAATCTGCCGGAAATCCCGGATAAAAGAGGGTGGGGAACAGTGAAAGATGAAGATATGCGGGGCTTATTTGAAGGATTATTTGAAGCTGCGTTTAAACAGCCTGAGTGTAAACATGAACCAGATTTAACAAAGACACCAGTTGTATGCAAGAAGTGTAAAATTAAGATGGAGGTGGGAAGATGAAAGAATTAGTACAACTACAGAAAGAGATTCAAAAATTACGAAAAGACCTAAAAAGAATAGAGGGCCGCATTGACAGCCTCGAATCTGTGAAGATGGATGCCGATGCTATTAAAGCCGTTGCCAAGGACGTATTAGAGAAGGTTAAACCTCTTGTGAGTCCTTACGGGCCTGCAACAATGACGTACGACAATCCTGGAGGGACAGATTAATGTCTTGTAAATATAAAAGACGACGTGGACGTAAAGGAAGGAAATAATGGATAGCAAAGAAGATAAGAAAAGACACAAACTTTTAAGACAAATTCCCCCTGACGTGATTAGTAGTGCAAGATCTCACGGACACATTCTAATTCCTAAAGAGGGTGGTGGTTTCACGACAGTTAAGCCACGTAGAGGGCGTAAACGAGGCCCGACGCTCGGAACTGGTTTTGATAAGAAGGGTGATCCAGCATCAAAAGCTAAAACAGTTCCTGCTCCTGGTAGAAAGAAGATTAAAACTACGTCTCGAAGAAAGAGAACGACCGGAGCTAAACCCATACCTTTCTTTATTAGAGGAGATTAAAATTGACTTGTCTTCGATGCAGAAAAGAAATTAGAATGAATCCTAATAAGAATTATCTTTATTCTGGTTTTTTGTATCGTGGTGAGTGCTGTGACTTGATTTACTTTAAAAGACACGAAGAGGATTGCATCATACATAAAGACGATGAAGTACGAGACAAAGACGATCAAAGAAAGAATTGATTTAATCGTGAGAGAAGAAATCAACCGGAAAGATTATCACGATATTGATACTTTTATCAATAAATTGATAACACGAATTTTAGAACTTGTACAAGACGAGATTAAATACAGGAGATACGAATGACCCTCCACGCTGGTGAGAACCCTATAGCGAATGCTAGTGACCCAGTTATTTATAATGTCACATTAGCTGTGGCAAATTTTGAATACAGTCAGTTACTATCTAGAAATTGTCGAAAATTTCAGATCAAACCTCGCCAACAAGATAGAGAAATTAAATTGGCTTTTAATTCCGGGGAATCAAGCACTGTGTATGTGACTGTCCCGCCCGGTGGTTATTGGCATGATATGGTTGGTATGCCAAGTCAAACTTTGTATTTTCAAACTGAGACAGAAGGAACAGTAGCAGAGATTGAGGCTTGGAGTTAATTATGCCATTTGGACATTTAGGTTATCTTTATGGACGAAAGACAATTTGGGACTCAGACACAGATTTTAATAAAGGAACATTAGATTCAGAGGTTGAAGTTAGTGGGTCTGGTGATGCAGCAGTTTTAAGACTAAAAGATAAAACTGATAATGATGACGATATTCCATATACAACTGCAGGAAATTATACATTATCTGATGGAGCAAAATTAGAAATTGCAGATGGAAACGCTCAATTAAAAGCTGTATCAGGTTCTGCTACAGATTGGCCTTTTACAACCCCAGGAAATTATACTTACGATTCTGCAAAGATTGATGTTACTGGAGGAGTGACTAAACTCAAAGGTATAACCAGTGTTCATGCGCAATGGCATATGAATGAATCTTCTGGAACTAATGTTTCTGATGATGGTCCAAATAGTTACGATGGAACTGCTACCAATATGGAAGATGCTGATTGGGTTGCTGCAAAACTCAATAATGGACTTAGATTTGATGGATCAAACGAATATGTAGATTGTGGAACAATAGCCCAATTTGAACGGACTGATCCTTTTTCAATAGAATGTTGGATAAAAACTTCTACCGCCTCTAGAATGATTATGTCTACTGCCAATGGAACGATAGGTTGGGAATTATACATTGCTGGTGGAGGGACAGCCTTTTTCTCTCTCAATAATAATATAAGTGGTGGTAATCGAATAACAAGATACAGTGCTTCGTCCGTAATTGGAGGTGCATGGACCCATATTGTTGTCACCTATGACGGAAGTTCCACGTTGGCTGGAACAAATATGTATATCAACGGTTCGTTGAACAATGGGTCAGGAACAGACGCATTAACAGGTACAACAGTTTCTGGGGCCATTTTAGCCCTTGGACGTAGAAGTTCGGGAGGATTGTATTTTAATGGAGACATGGACGAAGTTGTGATTTATGAGAAAGAATTATCTTCATCCGAAATTACAGCTCGGCATAATTCGGGAACTGGCACAGAAGATGAGGGAGTAGATCAAAATGACCCTAATATCTACCCTAACACGGGATTTGTTTTTACTGCTAATTTAAGTGGTTTTACAGAAACGGCAACTACACCAGCAGGCACAGGAATTAAATATCATTGTAGTTCTGATGGAGGCTCTACGTGGAAATATCATAACGGTTCTATATGGACCACTACTGACGATTCTTATGCACAAGCGAATACAGCAGCCGATGTAAACACTAGTATTGGATCATTAGCAGCCAGTGGAACTTTTAAATTTCGAGCTTTATTGAATTCAGACGGGAGTGCTACGCCTGAACTAGATAATATTAATACCACAGAACCTATAACTTATTCTACTACAGACGATCTTTATGCAGACACTAAAGATGCTAGTCAAATTGCTCCAGTGACTGTTTTAGAGTGGTTGACAACTACTATTTCGAATACAAAACCAGCAAATACAGATATCCGAATTCTATTCTCAACTGACGGTAGATCTAATTGGCAAACGTACACTGGTGGAACTTGGCAAGCTCCTGCTTCTCCTACTGCTAGAGCTAATGCAACGTCTATAACTGATGCCCAAACTAATTTTAATTCATTAGGAGTTGGATCTAGTACACTCGATGTTCGGTTATTTTTGTACACATCAGACAGTTTTGTTCGTCCTCAAGTTTCAAATATTAATGTAACTTCTGATGTAGGATTAGAAATTTCAGGTGATTGGGTAAGTAACTCGTATAATTCTGCTTATCGTGACATGAACTGGGGTCAAATCGAATGGACTGATACTTTACCATCTGGGACAAGTATTGTGTATAAAGTGAGAGCAGCGAACTCAACGACAGAACTTGCAGCCGAAAGTTACTCAACAATTTCTAGTTCTGGAGATGATGCGGGAGTTACAGGACAATACATTCAATTTAAAACAGAATTCTCAGGAACTGCTACATTACGACCTAGCTTAGATGAAATTTTAGTTAATTGGAATTTACCTAGTACAACACAAATTAGTCCTTAAAGGTGGATGATGGACATAATGAAGATGTCAGCAGAAGAGAAGATTGCTCTGTTGAATCAAATCGAAAAAGAAGAGAAGGAATTAACTAGTCTTTTCGACGAGACTAAGCAAGCTGATCCTTATTGGTGGTTTAAACCTTCAGACGGTTTCGTGACACCGGATGGGAAGAGTCTTCTTCAAAAGTGGCTTAACCCGGAAGACATTCCCATTCGATTTGACGGAATGAACGAAACGTTCAAATGTAACGCACGAATTATCGGGGTTTTTGGCGGTAATCAGTGCGGAAAAACCACTAGTTTAGCTGTTAAGACACATGCTAAAATGACTGGTGAGTTGCCAGAAGCCCTAAAAGGTGTTATTCCAGAATGGAAGTTGGCTAAAAAATGGCCCATTTATGGCCGTGTTTATGGGCTTAGTAATGATGTGATTGATGAAGTCATTGTCCCTAAATGTCGCGAATGGATGCCACGTAGTTATTTGAAAGATGGGCTATGGGAGAAGTCCTATTCAAGACAAGATCGAATCCTTCGTTATTATAAGAACGGTAGAAAGTTTATAGGGCAGGTTAAATTTATGTCCTGTGAAAAAGAAGTAAGCAAGACTCAAGGGGCGAGTTTATGGTTTGCTCATTTTGACGAGGAACCTCCTAAAGAGTTTTATGATGAAGCTTTGCCAAGATTTGTAGCTAATGGAGGTAAGGGAATAGACATTGAATTTTTCTTAACTCCTACTAACGGTATCAGTTGGATTTTTAAAACGATTTTAAAGAAGAG